CACACACGACCACTATGAAAGCACCTAAAGACTTCCCAGAACTACACTCATCGGCAATCCCATGTAATTCATGGGTCTGCACTCACCCGAAAGGCACAAAACAAGCTGAGACCTATAGCCGAGACAAGGCACTTGAAGCACACTCTAAGGGCTGGACAGTCAAGACGGCTTATCAGCACCTTGTAGACCTAAATAACTAACCGAAACCACACACAAAAACAAACTATGAAAAACACACAAAACACAATCGAAGTATTCAACAGAGAAGCACTTGACGAAATTATTAAAGCTCGTCTGTGCCTAAAGGTAAGCGCAACCGACGCACAATGGGAGCAAGTTGTTGATTCTATACATAACGATGACGAAACATGGGAATACATAAACCATACTATAGACAGAGCAGTAAGCGAACTAATTGAACCACTTGTAGATTCCTTGAAATAACTAACCACACAACCACACTATGAATATACACAAACCAAACGAGCGCGACAGCGCGACCATTAAGCTAGTCAAAACAGACAAGCAAACCGAGAGCGCCTTTATCGTGTTCTCGTGCATCATCGTTGCATCAATACTGCTAATTGTAACCGTCATAATGGAGAACCTATAATGCAATACACTCACACAATCGAAATGGACAACGAGCAAGGGATGCGCTGTCGTGTCGCTGTTGCTTTCCATGCGGACAGCTTCAAGAGGTTCGCGGGTTTCACATCAATATACACGGACGTGCCTATCTACGACGAAGACTTAGCACACCTAGAGCAATTCGTGGCGCAAGCTAAAGACAAATGGGTTGTAACAAAACCTTTATCCTCAACAATCACAAACAATGAGCTTTAATGTATGGAATGAATCACCTCGCTCTATTACTGAGATAATAGAAGACCTCAAGTTTGAAAATAAGCAACTTAGAGCCATCATTCGTGAGAAGGACAGGCAACTAGAGCAACTTGAGTTCAACACCTTGGAAGACTGGCAAAAGTGCTTCCGTAACCGCGCATCATCACCTTATAGCGACCATGAGAGTTAAAAATAGACGTAACCTATTCCGAGCTGTGCCTGTAAAGGTTAAGCTACCATCTACCATCCTAAATCTTGCAGAACAGGAACACATTGACAAGAATTGGAAAGCCTTTTGGACAAGACGTGGATACACAAAGCCACCTGCGGTAAGTGCCTATGTTTTAGGCAGTTTTGACTTACCGATGCCTAAAAAGGGACAAGCGTAATACACCCATTGACTTTTGTTTTCAAATCTGAAACTGTTTCAGTAATGAAATACTTAACAAGTTAGGAAGATGCTATCAAATTGGGAGCTAACTGAGTGCCAAACACAAAAATTAAAGTATCAAGAATAATAACAATACCATATTTATTTACATTAGTTATCTTCAAAGATAGCAAAGGGAGAATAAAGAATGTCTGTGCAAAAACTCATTGGTTTACTAGAGAAGGTTGAGCAATACTTAGGTCAGCACTCGTTCAGAGACGCAAAGGTGCTTGTGTATCTTTACCAGTCTGAGCATAGTGTTGTCTATTACCAATCAATCATAAAAAACCTAGACTTATCAGCAGTCGGAGTCACCAGAAGCCTAAAAATACTCAGTGACCGCGAGATGATTACAATATCAATGGACACCGAAGACACACGAAAGAAAAGCGTATCACTTACCGACAAGGGGAACGCACTTAAATTATACATAATAGAAACAATGGGGGACACAAATGGCAGTTAGAGCAAATCATAATAAGTTCCTAGCCGACTTCATGTTGGACGGGAGGCGTATCAAAAGACAGTTTGACACCGAGATAGACGCACAAGCGTTTGAGATGGAGACACGTAGGCAGCACCAGTATGGTCAGCCCTTGGAAGCCGTTGAAAAGGCTAAGGCATACACGCTAGGACAGATGTTAGACAAAACCTTTGTGAAATACTGGCAGAATAAGCCTAATGAGGAGGTCAGTCTGATAAACATGAAGATTCTTGAGAAGTTCTTTATGCCTATGACACCATTGGACTCCATTACGACCGAGAAGGTGGATGATTTCATCATGTATCTACAAAACAAGGGCAACAAGCCGTCCACTATCAATAGTAAGCTATCGACACTCAGTAAGTGTATGCGTTTTGCTAATGACCGAGGTTACATCAAGGTAAAACCTAAGATAGAGCGACCTAGAGTGGGCAACAACGCTCGCTTGAGGTTCTTTAACCTTGAGGAAGAAAACCTTATCATAGATTTACTTACCGAACACGGCAGGAAGGACTTTAGGAACTTCTTTATCTGGTCAATCGACACAGGCATGAGACCTAGCGAGGCACGAGGCATACACACAAGGGACGTAAGGTTGGATGACCAGCTAGGATGGGTGGTAGACATCAAGTCAGTTAAAAACACCGCAGGAACGACCTTGCCACGCACCCTGCCCTTGACTGACCGAGCCGTGAGAGCCTACAACAAGCTCGTGGGGGACGCAGTGTATCCTTTTGCTAAGTTCGACAAACCAACCATAAGAAAGAACTGGGATTGGGTTAGGGCAGCTACGGGTCACACCCATGAAGCCGATAAAGAGTTTGTGTTCTATCTTACAAGGCACACTTGTGCATCACGCATGGTGCAACGAGGTATTAATCTTGCTATCGTCCAGAAGTGGATGGGTCACAAGACAATCCAGACCACATTGATTTACGCCAAGTTAATACCAACCAATTTGCTTGACGCGCGAGAGGCACTTAATTCAATTAAAGAAAACACCTTATGAGAACCGCCACAATACTACTAAAGCAAGCTGCAAAGCTTAAGATAACTAAACCTAAAACCAAACGTAAAACTAAAAATGCCGCAAAGAAAAACTAAATTGTTCGCACCTGATACCGAAAGTATTTTAACACGAGGACTTAATTCTATGACCAAGGCGTGTGATGCCTTGACAAAACAAAACGAGACCCTTAATAACGACATCGAGGGTTTGAAGGCTAAGATTGAACGACTCAGCGAACGTGTTTTAATTGATAAAGGTAACGACAGTGATGTTAATTAACATAGATACAAAAAAGTTAGGGACAAACCACGGACAAATCAGGGACAATCTTACCCTATTTTTGTCCCTAATATCAATTTCTTTCTCTGAGTTTTTTCGTTGTAAGTCTTTGATTTCTCTAGAGAATATGGAATATGCGAGCGTGGCGGAATGGTAGACGCACTGGACTTAAAATCCACGTAATTTAATAACACATCTGAAACTATCTCAAACTCACCCTATACACTAGACCAAATATTTATTTCATTTATGAAAGTAAATTGATTTCGTTGTCCGTATAGGGACAATCCTACTTATGCTAAATCAACAAAAACTCAATGCCGATATGTCGGAAATTGGCAAGGGTCGCTATCGAAATAAAATCGAAAGTGCCAAGGCAAGAGAGGTTGAAGGAGAGACAAAGTATGGGCAGAGATTGATGCGAGGAGCGTTGCCACTTTTAACGAAAGCCATTCAAGATTCTTACAAGACTTGGAAGAAACCCAAGACGAAAGCTCGGTGGCAGATTGATATAGTCGAGAGCAAAGCACCAGTGGTTGCGTTCATAGCAATCAAAGCAGTTATTGATAGCATCACCTTGCGTAAACCGATGAGCAGTGTAGCTGCTTTCGTAGGCGCACGAGTCGAGGATGAGATAAGGTGTTCATTTCTAGTTAGGAATAATCCTAAGGGAGAAGGCATCATCTTGGGTGCAAAGCGTAAGCGCGGTGGTCTTGGTAACACAAGGCGGCACATCAGACGTTCAATGCTTCATGAAACCGATAAGGGTTTGATGCCAGAATGGGAGGGGTGGAGACAACGAGATAGATTAAGTTGTGGTCTAAACTTAGTAGAGATACTCAGGGTAAGCACTGGGTTAATAGAATATATCTATGTTCAAGATGGGAAGCGTAAGAAGAAGTCCCCTACTAGATATGTAACGGCAACGAAAGAAACATTACAGTGGATTGAGGATTATAACACCGACCGTGAACTCCTTGAGCCATTTTGGCTACCAAGTGTGGAACTCCCAACACCTTGGCAGTCTGTTTGGGAAGGTGGGTATAGCTCCTCCGACACCTATCTTCCCAAACTCCCATTTATCAAGTCCACCAACATGGACTACATCAGGTCTATCAAAGGTAAGCTAGAAGAACCGATGGAGGCGTGTAACCTCATCCAGAATACACCTTGGATGGTGAACGATAATGTTTACAAGGTGATGGACTGGGCTTGGAAGAACAACGTGCAAGTAGGTGAGCTACCTAGCCGAGAGGATGAAGAGCTACCAGATATTCCTAGTGACTTTCATGACAACCCTGATAGTAATACTACATGGAGACGGATTGCAGCAGGCATCTATGGTCGCAACCTATCGACACGGAGCAAACGACTACTCACGTCCAAAACTTTATATGTAGCAGAGAAACTAAAGGGCAATCGTTTCTTCTATCCTAGTAACTGTGACTTCAGAGGTAGGGTTTACAACGTCCCTGCTTTCCTTGGTGTTCAAGGCACTGATATGTCACGAGGACTCTTGCAGTTCTATCGGTCTTGTAAGATTAAGAACGAGAAGGATGCAAGGTGGTTAGCCATACACGGAGCGAACACCTTTGGTAATGACAAGGTATCACTTGATGAGCGCGTTAAGTGGGCTTACGACTTTGGGAAGATAGCAATAGACATAGCACAAAACCCAACCGAACACCTGCTTTGGACAGAGGCATCTACCCCTTGGCAGTTCTTAGCGTGGTGCTTTGAGTGGCGTAACTACATGGTCAACAAGAAGATAGACAGCTTCTTACCAGTGAACATGGATGCCACCAACAATGGATTGCAGATACTTTCAATGCTTACTCGTGATGAGTATGGGATGCAAGCAACCAACGTTCTGCCTACTGATACACCTGCCGACATCTACCGAGTGGTGTCCGACAAGGTAGTTGAACAACTCAAGATAGATTTACAACAAGGCGTTGCGTTCAGTCAGCAGTGGTTAGACTTTGGGTTAGACCGCAAGACAACCAAGCGTCCTGTGATGTGTTACAGCTATGGTCTTACACCATACTCTAATCGTGCCTACATCAATGAATGGTATGATGATACGATTCACAAAGACAAAACCAAACCACGCTTTGACGAAGGCATAAAGTATAAAGCCATCCACTATCTATCTACACTTGTATGGAATGGTATTGAGTCAGTCCTTGAGAGACCCAAGCAATGTATGCAGTGGTTTCAGGAGTGTTCCAGACTCATCTCAGAACAACAGCGAGCGATGAGTTGGATAAGTCCGAGTGGTTTTCCAGTGCATCAAGAGTATCACAAGTTACACGAGAAAAAGATAAGCACTTGGATTGGTGGCACAGCTACACACGTAACCTTCTATGATACCAAGGATGAAATCTCATCAAGGAAACAATCTAATGGTGTCAGCCCTAACTTTGTTCATGCACTAGATGGCGCTGCGTTACACAAGTCAGTCATTCAGTGTAACCAACAAGAAGACATCTACGATTTCAGTATGGTGCATGACAGCTATGGCACACACTCAACGAACTGCGACAAGATGAGTAAAGTTATACGAAATGTCTTCTATGAGATGTTTAGTGTTGACCTCCTCCAAGATTGGAAACATCAACTAGAAGAACACAACACCGACATAACATTCCCAGAACCGCCAGCCTATGGGAACGCTGACCTCACACAACTAAAGGACAGTGAATACTTTTTTAGCTAATGCAATTAATTCTAATAATCAGAAAGGAACGCAAATAATATTATGGCAAATACAATAACAACACCACAGGGTAAAGCAGTTTACCCACGTATCGACACCCCAGACACAAAGTTCAACGAAGACGGCTTGTATTCTTGCAAGCTTCACGTAAGTGAGGACGACTTCAAAGCTTTTGAGTTGGGTATTGATAAATTATATGACGCAGCGTATGACGCTGAGTGCAAAGCTCATGGTAAGAAGCTGAAGAAATCAGCAAACAAACCAGTAAGGATTACTCCTGATGGGGACTATGAGATTTTTGCCAAGCAGGTAGCTCAACGGCAGACTAAAACAAGAGGACTCATTGAGTTCAATGTTGTCTGCTTTGATAGCCAAGGAAGCAAAATAGCCACACCAAAAGTAGGCAGTGGTTCTGAACTTAAACTTGCTGTTGAGCCAAACTTCTGGTTCATCCCAAGCCAAGGGTTCGGATACACGCTACGTCTCAAGGCAGTTCAAATTATTGAATTGATTGAGTATGGAGGTGGTTCTTCGGACAGCTACGGTTTCGGTAAAAGTGATGGGGGATATACAGGTGAGTCCTTCAATGAAACATTTACGGAAACGAATGAGACATCCTCGGAAACAGCGCCGTTCTAAATCTCCCTACCGTTCAGGTTTCGAGGAGAGAGTAGCTAGCGCACTTAAAGATGCGAAGGTTGCTTTCTCCTACGAAACTCTGAGGTTGGAGTATTACAGAACGAGCCACTACAAACCTGATTTTATTTTACCTAACGGAGTTATTCTTGAAGTTAAAGGTTATTTTCTACCCAGCGATAGGACTAAACACAAGCTCGTTAAAGAGTGCCATCCAGAGTTGGACATCAGGTTTGTATTTCAAAACGCACACAACACTCTTAGTCGAAAGAGTAAAACAACATACGCACAATGGTGTGACACTCATGGATTCATGTGGTGTCACAAAGAAATACCAAACACATGGATGATTTAACACCACTAAAAACACACCAACCTTGCCCAGACTGTGGCAGCAGTGACGCACTTACATTAAACACCAACGGAACAACTAAATGTTATTCGTGTGGTGACTTTACTACCACCAATGACACTGTTGTTGGAGAGGTAGCAGACAATTTCGTTAAGGGTAAAATCATGCCACTTCCCAAGAGAGGTATTCATGAAGAGACCTGTAAGAAATACAACTATAGAATAGGAGAAGTTAATGGACAGACCGTCCACATCGCCAACTATTGTGACTTAAACAAAAAAGTTGTTGCCCAAAAATATCGTTACGCTGATAAGACATTCAAGTGTAACGGTTCTCCTACTCACTTCTTCGGACAGCACCTATTCCCCAATGGTGGTAAACGATTAGTAGTCACCGAGGGTGAGATAGATTGTCTTACAGTTAGTCAGGTTCAGAATAACACTTGGGAAGTGGTTTCTCTTAGCTCTGGAGTGCAGAGTGCAAAGTCATTGTTCAAACGTCAGCTTGAATGGTTGAATAAGTTTGAAGAGATTGTGCTTATGTTTGACTCCGATGAGGTGGGCAAGCAAGGCATGGAAGATGTAGCTCACATCATACCAGCAGGTAAGTGTAAGATTGCTAACCTACCCATGAAGGATGCTAACGAATTGTTGTTAGCCGAGCAGCCCAAAGAAATACTCAAGGCGATATGGAACGCCAAGGTGTGGGGACTAGATGCAATCGTAGGTGGTGATGAGTTATACGAAAGACTTACATCACCTAAGAACTTTGAGTCTATCCCCTATCCATTTGAGGGATTGAACAGGGTCACTCGTGGTATCCGCACAGGTGAGATAATTACTTTCTGTGCTGGCAGTGGCATTGGTAAATCACAGATATGTAAAGAAGTAGCATACAATATTCTTACCACCACCGATAAGAAGATTGGGTATATCGCACTTGAAGAAAGTGTTGAAAGAACTGGCAATGGTATCATTGGTTTACACCTAGATAAATTACTACACCTAGATAACTTCGATGCTAATGAGGAATACAAAGCAGCATACGAGGCTACCGTGGGTAATGGTAGATTCTTTTTATATGACCACTGGGGTTCTCTGGAAGGAGACAAACTTGTTGGTCACATAAGATACATGGCTAAGTCATTAGATGTTGAGTACATAGTTCTCGACCACATCTCAATCGTTATCTCAGGTAGCTCTGAAGGTGATGAACGCAGAATGATAGACAACCTAATGACAAAGCTTCGTGCCTTGGTCGAGGAGTGCAAGATGGGTGTCATACTTGTCAGTCACTTGAAGCGACCAGAAGGTAGAGGACACGAAGATGGTGCAACTACATCGGTGGCACAACTACGCGGGTCGGCAGGTATCGCACAACTAAGCGATATGGTTATTGGCTTAGAGCGAAACCAACAAGACGCAGAAAACAAACACCTCACATCAGTAAGAGTTCTGAAGAATAGATTCAGTGGTGATACTGGTGTTGCTTGCAACTTGAGGTGGCAGCCAGAGACAGGACGTTTAACAGAGGAAAAATTAACAGAGGGAGACACAGGTGAAAATTATTTTTAGATTATGGAATATTGTTCAAACTTTAGATACGACCTCAAGGTGGGGCAAGTTGCTGAGAAGCAAGTGGCTGACCTTTTACAAGGCAAGAAAGTCGAAGTCAAACGCGACCTTAAAGCAAAAACTACTGGCAACTTATATATCGAATATGAATCACGGGGGAAGCCGTCTGGTATCTCTCGCTCCGAAGCAGACTACTGGTGCTTTGTTTTCGAGAATCTTTTCATCTTTATTGAGAC